TAAGGAGAAAAGAATTATTGAGATTACACCAGGGAGACTTAGTCCGGGTGGTCGGATGACGGAAGTCATAGAAAGTAAACATTTCAAATGTCCGTACTGTCAAGGTAACGGCTATCACTGGCAGGAGGACAGGTATCAAGAGCCATACAAAAAAGACTGCCCGGTATGTCAAGGTAGCGGTAAACTTGATGCAGTGATAAAAGTTGAGTGGAAAGCAAATGAAAATCATAATATGGAGGAAAGAAAATGAAAGAGAAGAAAAGAATAAGAATCACTCGTTGTGAAGGCGTTGGGCGGATTTTTGGAAATATAACTTCTGGAAGTGAGCATGTGGTTATCGACCCACCAGCTGGCAAAGACGATAAACGTGGAGTATGGGTAATGGGAGTTGGAGAACCTGTATTGGTGTTGCATCGGGAGTTTTATTATGTATAACATGAACGAATTATGGAAACATTAAGGTATAAATCAATTATTCCAAATGACAAACCAATGTGGCTGTTAAAGCTACAGATGGCTATCAGTAACACTTACTCTCTGCGAGGGATAGAAGATACTGAAGAGGAGTGGAAACAGTTGAAAGACTTTATAGACTGGTTCATATCTAAGTTGTATGTTCGTAAAGACATAGCAGTGAAAAGCGATATAAGCACCTATCTTATGAGAGAAGATGGTCAGACCCAACTGCTTATCAAACGAAACGGAAAATTAATTCAAACATATTATATCAGTAAGTAAACGAGTAGACGAGTGAATGAGTAAACAAGTTATCAGTACGATTAACATGTCAACTTGTAAACCCATAAACTTGTCAACTAAAACAAAAAAGATTATGGCAACATTTTTAGACAAACTCAAGAAGAGATTGCAAACATGGCATGAGGAACGTGCCGACAGAATGCAGAACAAACGACAGGCACGGCTCGATGCAGAGGCACGTGAAGCCGTACAAGTAATGGAATTTAATGGTGAGCTATATGTGAGCGTACACGGCATACCATTGTTCGGTCAAAGTGACCTTAGCGATGATCTTACAGAAGCAGTAGCTTCTGGTCGTAAGGCGTATAAAGATTGGAAGGAGGAAAAGCTATGGGAGCGAACAGGAACTACGCAAGGTTTTATACCCTGTTAAAGAAGATGCCTGGTGCTGACAAGGAAACGCTGGTCTATCAGTTCACACAAAACAGAACAGTACACCTTCATCAGATGTTAGATAAAGAGTATGATGCTATGTGTAGACAGATGGAGGATATTACAGGATATGACGAGCGAAGACGTAAGCAGTATGATATCCTACGCAAGGCACGTAGCGGAGTACTTCACCAGTTGCAGATATACGGCATAGATACGACAGACTGGAACCGTGTGGATGCCTTTTGTAAAGACCCACGTATAGCAGGAAAAACATTTAGAGCGTTGACAGCGGATGATCTCAATGCTTTGAACACAAAAATAAGAATGATCATCCGAAAACAAAAAACAGAATAATATGGTAAACATTAAGAATTTGAGCAAGGAAGAGCGTGCAAAGCTACTTGCTGAGTTGCAGAACGAAGAAAAGCAGAGTCGCATTGAACGCCGTGAGACCTACGAGGGGCTACGTGCTGAGATGATGCACGATGTGTGGCAACGCTTAACACGTATCGTGACTGACGTGCGTGGATTCCACGACTGGCTACAGGGTGAAGTAGATAGCTTTGTAAGTGTGATGCGTGATTATGGTCAGGTTCGCAAGAACGACCAGCGAAGCTATACGATTACTGACGGCGATTTTCGCCTTGAAATCTCAAGCAATAAGGTGAAAGGCTTTGACGAACGTGCAGACCTTGCTGCAGAGCGTCTAATCGACTATCTCAAGCGTTATATGAAGCAAAGCGAGAAAGGTTCGGACGATCCAATGTATCAGATGGCAATGACACTGCTTGAGCGCAATAAGGCTGGCGACCTCGACTACAAGAGCATCTCTAAGCTGTATGAGTTGGAGGATAAGTTCGATAGTGAGTATTCAGAGATTATGACGCTTTTCAAAGAAGCGAATGTGGTCCAGAAGAACGCTATCAACTACTACTTCTATCAGAAGAATTCGAAGACCAATGTCTGGGAACGCGTAGAACCAAGCTTCTGTAGGTTATAACAGATAAAAATCATTAACTGACTCCTGTTTAAGAATAAAACCGTCCATTAGTGTGTACGAACACACATTTGGACGGTTTTTATTTGTAATAAGCAGATAAAAAGGTGTAAAGACTTGCAAATAAGATGATTATTTGTTAATTTTGCAGATATGAGTAAAGGAAGAGATAGTAAATTGATAGAAGCACGCAACAGAAGGTTATTTGAGCGTTACTTCTACTGGACAGAGGAACGGCGCCTCCGTTTCGATGATACTATCCGCATACTTTCCAATGAAGAGTTTTATCTGTCTGAAAGCCGTGTGCTGCATATCATTCGTGATATGATTAAACGTGGTGAAACAGTAGATGGCAAGCAGATGAAAGCACCGCTCTTCACAGGCTTTCGTGTTACACCTTCACGCCCATCTTCACGCGTAAAGAAGGTTTCTGAACCGTCCTTGTTTCCTTAACCATTTCTGACACCGTACACTCGTACATCATTTCATACACTTTTATTCCGTGCTTCCAAGTGAAGAACTTGGAAGACTTGCGTATCAAAGGAGCATCAGTGCCAAGACAGGCACCTTGTAGCAACTGGTGCAACTGGTGGCGCATTTCATTACGCTCTCTGACAGCCTGTGTGGTTCCACTCGTTGCGTGAGTGTCATCATAGCAGTCTATGATAAGACGGATGCGAAGCCTACAAGTTCCTTTCTGTGCAAGCATTCCTATATCGCTCCATTCTGTCTGCGCCTCTTCTATGAGTACTGCAGGGAACGTTAGCGGATACATATCAGTATCCTCGTCCTCTATATTTTCAAGTTGTCCGTAGTCTTCATCAATTACTGAAAGCGACGGCATTTTCTCTTTAAGAAAGTCTATCAGTTGGCAGAGTGTCTGTTCCATATTTATGTTCTACTTACAAGTTCTTTTATTTTCTCTAAGCTCTCATCAAGCATCTTGTTAATCTTTGCTGTCAGCTCACGGCTATCACCAATGAACTGACGTCGTGGAATGCGTGCTGTGATATTAAGCTTTGTCTTTTTCGTGAGTGCGAGAGCCTTCCACATCTTAGCTCCAGAAGGTAAGTCTTTTGGAAGTTTCCCTTTGCCTTTCACGCCTGATAGTGCATACACCTTAGCCCATGCCATACGCCGCATACGCTTTGTGATAGTTGGATGCGTATTGATGGTACCGCCTTCATTGTGAACAGCTGCGTAAGGCACAGGATTGGATATTGTAACTTGCCCAGGTGATGTTTCACTCTGTATTGAACGCATAAGATGATTGCGTCGAGAGGTAAGAGGAGAGTATTTTGCATCCGTCGTATTACCGTCCTGTCGCTTCGTACGTTTCCATTGGTGAACTCCTCCATCCGTGAAGCCACCATCTCGGAAGTTCTGCTTGAAGTGGTTTGCAGCCACTACACCGACCTTTCGAGGAAGTCTATCCGTCACCTCTTTTTGTACCTCGTCTTTGACACGTGAGATGCGCCTTTCTATTTCTTTTGCATCCATAATATATTTTTCCTCGTTTTTTATTTTGTGGAATGAAAATAAATATCTACATTTGTGGTGTGGAGGGAGCGTTTAATCCCTATTAGGACACGTCCTCCATTCCAGCCAGAGTGTTTACTCTGGTTTTTTTGTTAGCAATATTCCCTTTTTATTGAGACAATATATCACTTTAAACTTTCGATATTGTGAAGTTCCTCTCAGTCCATAAAATTTATTATATCCTTCTTCAAAGATGGAATAATTAAAATTATCATTTGGGAATAGCAATACTGCGACTTCTGTATTAGGCTTCGATGCACAATGTTTCAAAGCTTGTCTAATGTTATTTGAAGTACCCGTTTCTGCACCAGCAATTTCAAACAACATATTATCCCAAGTTCCTTCTGTATTCTTCTTAAATAATACAGTATGATCCTCCTTTTCCAAAACTACTTTATGCCCATTCTGAAAGCCAATCTCTTGAACAGTTGTCTCATACCATCCTTTTTTCTTATCAAAGCTATGTTCAACATGTGTCGCTTTAAGTCCAGAACTCTTGGCATCAAACTCCACATCTTTGTATAAAGGGTTATCTTTATATTCAAGATATTCATTTCGTCTCTGTTCTCTTTGTTCAGATGGAATGGCAGCATCTACATAAGGACAATTATAACAATCCTTCTTCCTATTCATGAAGAGGGTCGTAAGACGCCCTTTTATGCCAGGCTTATAAAAAGAACATTGACTACACTTATCAGGGAAATACGGATGAGTGTCGTTGAATGTGTGCCCATCTTTACCAGGGTTGTTTTCAAGTCCTTTTTGTGGCAGAGGAGCATCCATATCTGCAGGACGATTTACAGGATCATCAGTAGCTTCAAGTGAGCACTTACAGTTCCATCTGTCACCGGGGTGATGATCGTTCCAGAAAGGATCATCAATGGGCAGGGTAAGTTTTGCTGTCCAATAGTTGCGATGACTCCCTTCAGGGCTTGGTGATGTTGTTGGCATCCATCGCAAGTTAGGCAGGATATCCTTGTTCCGTTCAAACTCACGCCAGTCTGCTGCATTGTGTGCACGGATAACGGCAGTATCATACTCCGCACGAAGCCACGCACCGACATAATGTGAGGTAATTCCTTTTACATCGTCAGCCCATTGACGGAAGGGTTTCAACTTACCATCACTGTCCAGCAGGTTCTTCGCAACCTCTCCAGCCAATGAATGTACTTTGAACGCAGCGAAAACCTCATTAGAATGGCGCAGGGCACGATAAAACTCCTCGTCATGTGTACTTGCAGCATTGCTCTGTGAAAGTCCCTCCACAGTCGCCTCGTTGATAACCTTAACGACAGCCGACCATAATCCAGGATCAATGCCTTCAGCTAATTCAGGCTTGTTATGGATTCTTTGTAGAAAAGCCTGCACAACATTAAATGAGATAGCTGGGCTTTCGTTGTGGAAATGACTATGCCCAGAGCAAGAGCAATGCTCACCATAATAGAGCGTATCAATCATCAGTTTGCCCCTTTGTCTGGGGCGAGTCCGAAAAAACTTTTCAAATGCTGTTTGAACGCTGTTTTATCAGTGTTTTTGTCTTGCTTCTTTTTGTCATCATCATTGACCTGTAAACCAAGTTGCTCTCTGAATGCAGCTTTTGCAGCCTCTTTCTCCTCCTTCAGCTGTTTGTAGTTATCAGGCTTTGCAACGCAGAACGTTTCATAGAGATAGTCATCATCAATCGGAAGACCCATTGATGAGAGCTTCTGAACGATGTCTATTTGCTGAGCAGGGTTAATCTTGTCTTTTTTTGCATAGACGAACTCGCCACCTTCCACATTGAAGCCAAGTGAGGCGAAAATAGGTCGCATATCATAATTGAGAATATCAAGAATGAAATCACGATCGTCAGAGTTCATCTCGTCCTCTTCCTCCTTGTGTACAGAACCGAGTGCCTGCGTTCCTGTTGACTTAGCGTCTGTAGTGAGCGTGTTTCCCAGCACACGTATAGACATCTTTGAGTCCCAGTACTCAGCAAAAGTTCTATAAAGGTCGCTGGAACCAGTTTTATTACCAGCCTCTACAAGTTTCAGTTCGCTTTCTTTTGGATGGATGTATGCTGCGTTTGCACCCTGTCGACGTGCATCATCAATGACACGACGGCGTGCTTCCTCATCTCCTGCATCGTAAGTGTACTCACGAACAGGCATACCGAATATATTACAGAACTGTGCCCAGTCAGACA